AAAAGAAATATATTCAAGAGTGCCTTGATAGTGGTGAAATCCTAAAAGAAGACCTTAGACGTTGGTTTAAGGAAAAGTGGGTGGACGTAAGTCGTAAGGTAGATGGTAAACATCCACCCTGTGGTAGAAAAGATGGCGAGGGTAGATCCTATCCAAAATGTAGACCATCTAAAAAAGTATCTAAAGATACTCCAAAAACTGCCAGTTCTTATAGTAAAAAAGAAAAAAAATCTATGACTTCACAAAAAAGAAGAGCAGAAAAGAAAGAACCTAAGATAGGTAAGGGTAATAAACCCACTATGACAAAATTTGACGAAGAAATGAAAACCCCTAAAATTATTAAAATTACAGAATCCGATCTTAAAAGAATTACTAATTTAGTTATAGAAGAATTAAATAGTGAGATTTCTTTTGAGGAATTAGAAACACTTAAAAAAATTGATAAATTTGTAAAAAAACAAGAAGTTATTGATTGGTTTAATGAAAATGATATTGATTATTATAATTTGACTGATATGGAAATGTACATTATGTACATTGAAAAACATATCGAAGATTCTGATGATTTAGGATCTGAGGAAGATACTGACTACATACCTGATGATTTATTAAACGAAGCCGAATATCAAGGACGTAAAGTTCAATTAGGTAAAATCATGCAAGGGGACATAAAGAAATTCAAGGTTTACGTAAAAAATGATAAAGGTAAAGTGGTTAAGGTAAATTTTGGGTTCGGTGGTAAATCCGCTAAAGGTAAAGTGATGAAAATCAAAAAAAATAATCCTGAAAGAAGAAAATCGTTTAGGGCTAGACATAATTGTGATAATCCAGGACCAAAATGGAAAGCGAGATATTGGGCCTGTAGGACTTGGTAATATAAAAAATTTAATTAGGGAATTCATAAATAAAAAAAGGTGGATGACGTAAAAAAGACAATTCTAAATAAAAATACACCAATTATTCTAAATAATTATTTAGTTAACAAAACCAAATATTTTCATTCTACAGATTCAAAAGAAAAATATTTAGAAAACAAAAATCTTTTAGGTAAAGATTGGTATTACTATGACCTCGAAATAGAATATAAATATAATTCATGGGGATATAGAACAAAAAATTTTGAAGATATAAATGATGACTATGTTGTTACATTTGGATGTTCGTATACTGAAGGAATTGGATTAGAATATAAAGACATTTGGCCAATTAAATTAGGTCAAAAATTAAATTTAGATACTTTAAATTTAGGGGTCGGTGGTACTGGTATAGATTTTCAGTTTTATAATACAATGTTATTACAACAATTTTTATTAAATAATAATAAAAAATTACCAAAACTTGTGGTTTATCAATGGCCACATACAACAAGAGTTTTGGCACCTTTTATGGATCAAGATTCGTTATATTTTGAATTTTATTCTCCACATTGTAAAAAACAAAAAGGATCAAATCCATATAATGAATTTATTGAGTGGTATTATATGGGATTTGTTAATAATTGTGGTCAACAATTATTTAATTCCTCTATGATGATAAATTTTGCAAATAATGTTTGGAAATCTTTAAATATTCCCGTTTTAAATTACACATGGGAAAATTTTAATTTCAAAGATACAAAATCAATTGGTTTGAATATCGACCTTTCAATATTTGATGACTATAAAAGAGATATTAAAGCTCGTGATCTTTCTCACAGTGGAAGATTTACTCAAGATGTTATTGTTGAAAATCTTATAAAAATATTAATAGAAAAAAATCTCCACACCGCATTCTCTAAGTAACTCAAAACTTTTAGTTTGAGATTCAACCCATTTTTCCTTGTTTTTTGTGGTACATTCTTTTTTACAATAAACAATTTTAATACCACTATTTACTATACCTCTAGCACAGTCCATACAAGGTAATCCTGACGTTAAATAAATTGTAGCACCTTTAATAGGTACTCCAACACGTGCGGCATTATAAATTGCATTACGTTCCGCGTGTTCAAACCAAAAGTATTTTTCAGGTCTTTCCTGTCGTTCTTCTTTTGAATCATCTAAACCCCTTGGAAAAGAATTATAACCCGTAGAAAGAACCTCATTATCCTCACCAACGATAACTGCACCTATTTGTGTTGATTGATCTTTAGATTTTAGTTTTACTTGTTCTGCCAATCCTAAAAAATACTCTGTCCAATTCATAATAATTTTTGTGGTATCCAATACCAAATTCTATCTTCTGCAAATCTGTTTAATGATTTACCTTCTTTTTTTTCTATTATTTTACTGACTTGTAAAATATGTTCTTTATTTCTTAAGTCTATACCTACATTATAACCTTCTCCATCTTTAGTGTAAATGGTTTCTCTCTGTGGTTGACTATATTTTCCCTCATCATATAGTTTTAACATTTTAACCATTTCGTCCTTTTTCATTTTACACTCAATACCTCTTTGGTATATCATCTTTTCAAGGACATCCTGTCTTAATTTACTGTAATCAACCTCAGTCATTATGCAAATATAATAATAATTTGGGATATTCCAAAAATAAAAAACCCCCGATTTCTCGAGGGTTTTTTATATACTAAGACAATGATTATCTTAAAGTATCCAAACTGAATGTTTGTAAACCACTTACATTGATTACACCAAAGTAACGGTTGTTAACCATTTTCTTAGCGTATCTAGTCATGATACCCTTGATTGGAGTAAAGTTAAATGGATTGTACATTGTTGGAGTTAATTGTAAAGGTACATATGGAGCATAGATGTAACCAGCGTCCAATAATGATTTACCCTTGTGACCAATTAAGATTTTACCAGCTGGAAAGTAAGGATCACGATATACTTGATATCTACCAGCAAGAGAACCGATTTTCTCGATACCCATGTTGTATTGATCTTGCTCAGGAGCTGCGTTAGATACGTGGAAATATTCTAAATCATCGAATACTGCAGATACTTCTGAAGAAACAACAACCCAGTTTGCACCACCTCTTAATGTAGTTTTATGGATTTGAGCTGAAATTTGGTTAATCTTTGTGATTAACGTTTGGTTCCAATCCTTTTGAGTATAACCCAAGAATGGAGTGTTACCAGTCGCACCATACTTCCACTCATTGTAATCCCACTTAGATGTCCAAGCAGCACCTTTTCTAAGGTCACGTAAAATTTCACGGTCAACCTCAGCGGCGATTTGCTCAGATAATAAAGCTGTTAATTCAGCTTCAGCATCTATGTTATGGAATGCAGATACGTCCTGTGCTAATTCTGGAGACCAGCTAGCTCTTAACTTTCTTTCAGTTACAGAAACTGTTACTGATTGAAGATCAAAAGACACCTCACCAATTTCCTCTTCAAATTCTAAAGAATCATAAGTTCTAAATGTTAATGTGAAATCACCGATAACCGCACCTGCGTTGATTGTTGCGTTAGAGAAACCTGATGAGCTTGAATAAGATTGTAAATCTACACTAACATAAATTTTACCATCTTCATCACAAATGTCATCAAATCTACCTGAAGGGAAAGTTGACTTAGTTGCTTTTGAACCGTATTCAACAATACCTTTACCATATTTTTGAGTAACAACATTGAAGTTTTTAGAAACACCTGAAAGTTTTACTTCAGCTGATGCTAAAAATTCTTCTGTATCCATTGCGTTACCATTAGGTCCGATTAACTTTCCTTGACCGTCTTTTGTGAAACCCGAAAACATCAATATTACTGATGATTGAGTTGATCCTGTTAAAGCGTTAGGGAATGTTACGTCAGCGGCGGCGCCGTTAGAGAAAGTTACAACTGCGTCAGCCGATAAAGTTTCTGCAGAGTATTTTCCTTTTGAATAGTCGAACAGACCTTCATCCGCATCATCAGAACCTTCATAGAATCTGTCATAAAGACTTCTTGAATCTGTGTAACCAGTTGTGTTAGTTCTTGATGATGGATAACCAAATGGTTCTGTATGATGTGTTCCAACTCTATCCAATATTTTTGGAATAAAGTAGAATAATTTACCGATAGGTAAGTTCATTGCTTGAACTGAAACGATATCGTTAGCTAATAATTTAGAGAAAACACGACGAATGATAGGGAAAACAACAGTCTCGAAAGAACCAGACGCATCAGCAACAGCTGCTTCGTTGATTAAATAAGACGCTTGGTTTTCATATAATTGTGCGATGTTATCTTTTTGATGACCTTCTAATCCCTCTAAGAAACCGAGGTCATCCCATTTTTTAATGGTATCTTCTTTGATAACACGAAGGTGCTTAAGACCGATGTTACCAACCATACCTGATTCTAATAATGCTCCCATTTTTTAAAATTTTATTTTTGGTTTTTATTTATTTTATTTTACTCATCAAATCTTTCATTCTTTTGAATTGTGGATTTTCATAAGCTTTAGCTTCTGCCAACATTTCTTGAGAACTTGAAGGTTGAGGAGTGGTAGAGATTTTTTCAACTACAGACTCGGTTACAGGTTTTTTTGTTTCGAGTTCGCTTTTTATTGAATTAAATAAGTTTTTAGCCTCATTTATATTAGAAATTGAATCAAATCTCTTTAAAATGTTCAATTTCTCTTGTTTTGTTGTAGAATGTTCTGTAAATAATCGAGTAGCATACGCCAAACTTGCATTGAAAACGGCAACCTCATTAAGTTTATCCTTGAATAACACTAATGCCTTTTTATATTCTTCATTTTGTTTTTTCAAGATTTCAACTTCTTCGTTTATACCAAATACACCTGAACCCGCTTTGAATACCTTCTTACTTGGTAAACCAGCTCTTTTTGCTTCACCTTTATTACCATGTGGATTTGATTTAGTTCTTGAAGCCTCAGTTGCTTCAATTTTTTTAACAATTGACCCTTCTTTAGGTTCCTTTTCTTCTTTTGGTTCCTTTTCTTCTTTTGGTTCCTTTTCTTCTTTTGGTTCCTTTTCTTCTTTTGGTTCCTTTTCTTCTGTGAATTCGTCTTCTTCACCTAATTCAATTTCATAAATTGTCTCTTCTTCTAAAGAAGAGTCTTCCTCATTACAATCTTTTTCAGGGTTTTTGACTTCCTCCATAGAAGTTTCTTCCTCAGTAGAATCGTCGTCAAGTTTGATGATATACTCATCGTCACCCATGTCAACGTCAAGTTGATTACCGTCTTTCTTAACAACAATACCATCTTCTGGTTTCATTGCCTTGAAAACTTTTAATACTTCATCATCTGTTGCACCGGTCATGTCCATAACGTCATCGTCATCGACTGACGGTCCGAGATCATCAGCCGACATTGGTTCATCATCTGATCCCATCTCATCATCTGATCCCATCTCATCATCTGTGTCTAATTCATCATCTGAATTAACATCGTCGATTCCTTTTTTGGGTTCATTATCGAGGTCGTCATCATTTTCAGAGTCATCGTCAGCCTCTTCATCATCGGCCTCATCTTCGTCTGACATATCATCTTTTTCCTCTTCTTCAGGATCGGGTTGTTCTTTTAATTCTGCATTAGAATTTTCTTCTGCAATATTATCAACCTTTTCCTCTTCTCCCACTTGTGATTCTTTAAGCAACTCGTTTAGTTCCTGCTTCATTGTAGATGCAAGTATACCTTTTGCATTTTGCTTCACTGCCTCTTCTAGTGTTTGAACTTGAAGTAGGGCTTGTTCTAAAATGGATTTTTCACTCATTTGTGTAAATTTATTTTAATATAAATACTTTGTAATTGATAAAAATTTAGATTTCGATATCTCTAACCATATAAAATTGTTTATTTAGATAAAAATCTATCTAAATTTCCCATTAATTTTTTCATTCTGTCGTCTACTATAGGTTTTTCATCAATATGTTCTTGATATTGTTCTCTTTCAGAGGGATCTTTGAAGATGTATGCACCGGGTGTAGAGGGTGATGAAACTAAATCGAAACAAACTAATTCGAAATCATCTTGAACAACATTTTCACCTTTTACAGTTTTTAAAGAACCAACTCCACGAGATGATATTCCCAATGTAGCACCATTCATAAGCAACATAGCTGCTTGATCACCTTTTGTTGATACTATACCCATTTTTTTCCAACCTGGTGAAGTAAATAATTTTATTTTACCCATTAACATTTTTCCATCCCACCATGTTTCTAAAATTGAATGTGAGACTCTATCTAAATCGATAAGTGAAGAAGAAGGATGATTAAGTTCGTTTAAAGCTCCACCCTTTTTAATTAGTGATTGATACTTTTCGTTTTCTCTTTTTAGTAATACCTCAGGATATATTCTTCCGTTTTTGTTTGGAGTATCAAATTTTTGTAAAACAGCATAAAGGACGATGTCTTGTGAAAAGTCAACATCCTTCATTTCAGAAATAATTTTTTTATTATCTTCGGGAGATATGTGACCAGCATCATATTCAATTAAAATTCCTTTGCCCGTCTCATTTGGTCCTAGTACCCTCATTTATAGAATAAATTATTTCTATAAATACATCATAATCGGAATTATTTTTTTGTTTTGTAGAAATTAAACAATTCTTTGTTTTCCAAACCGTGATTAATAATTTGTTCTAAAACGTCTTTAACTAAATTTTTAATATCTTTTGATTTAACATCAAATTGTTTATCAACGTATAATGTTATTTCCAAATTCATAAAAGACCTTTTTTCTAATTTGATACTCTTTGTTCTTATATCTAAATCAACTATTGATTGTTTTTTAAAATTTTGATTTTTTAAATCGTGTATTATTTCTTTAATTTTTCTTTTTGATCTTAAAATTGTATAATCAAAATTATCCGTATCATTTTCGGGTTTTAACCAAGAATTTAATTTTAAATAAATTGTTTTTAAATTTTTATAGTCTACTGTTCCGTAGCCAATCTTCACGTTTTTGTATGATCCTAAATGGATATACTTTCCTGTTTTCATCAATATTTCATATTATATATTTTATGGTGCTTTTAAAATATACTAAATAATATTTTAAAAACAAAAAAATTTTTAATATATTTGTAATATAATTATTGATATGATCATAGTTGAAGTTAATAAAGAAAAAAACATTGAGTCTGCATTAAGAATTTATAAACAAAAGGTTCAAAGAACAAAACAGATTCAAATGTTAAGAGAAAGACAAACATATGTGAAACAATCTGTCAAAAGAAGGGAAGAAATTCTAAAAGCGATTTACATTCAAAAAATTAAAAAATAACCTTAATTTAGATCATTTTTTAATTCAAGTAATCTATAGTAGTTAAATTTCGATGTATCCATATTAGATACCTCACTTTTTACATTTTGAAGTTTTGATTTAAATGTATCGTCTGTTGATTCAACTAATCTATAGTAGTTAAATTTCGATGTATCCATATTAGATACCTCACTTTTTACATTTTGAAGTTTTGATTTAAATGTATCGTCTGTTGATTCAACTAATAATAAATCTATTTTTGTAATAAGTGATTCTTTAACTTCACTTAATTTAGTTTTCAATTCATCAGTAGATAATGATAATATAGATTTCAAAAGTGTTTTTTGTTCCTCGTTTAATGAATTACTATATAATACATTAAAATTATTTGCCAACACTGAATTCAATAAATTTTCATGAATAGTGTGTAAATTTTTACTTACATTAGTAACTTCTTTTACTGTTGTTAAATGTTCATAAAGTTTTCTTTTGGCGATAACTTTATTTTCTATATTCGTTAAACTATCCTCTAATAATAATTGATCTAAATTTGTATATAATTCATTTTCTGATATCTCTACATCACCAATTTTTTCATTTAATGTCTTACAAAATTCTTTTATTGTAATGAACTTATTTTTTAAAATTGATGTGAGTTCCTCTACATATATTCTGGCAACATCATTATCTCCAATATATTTATTCTCCACTTCTTCATAAAACAAATACATTTCTTTGAAATCCTTATTTGAACTTATAGTTTTAATAATGTCTTTCATTTCATCTTTATTTTGAGATCTGTAAGATTCCAATAATTTTTGTAATATTTTTGTTTTAACTGAGCCAAAAGTATTCATTTCTAATCGTTTAATATGTCTTTTATTTTTGTTTCTATTTCATAAATATTGTGTTGGGCTTTATCCATGTCAAATAAATCTTCAAATTTCAAATTTTCTTTTCCCAACATACCTAATATTTTTGATTTTTTTGTTTCACTTAAAGGTTCACTTCCACCTGCTGGTGGAATTGTTGGTACTGCCCCATCTGGTGCCATTCCTCCTGCAGAAGGTGCTGCCCCACCTGCATCTTCCATTTTCTTCCTTTCTTCTTCGGGTATACCATACTTAGAGTCAACCTCATCGAAAATTCCACTACGTTTAATTACATTTTGTGTATTTGTTAATTCAAATCCCATTGCTCTTTCAAGACGTTGTTGTTGTAGATCCAATATTACTTCGTTATCACTCAAACCAAGAATATTTTTCTTTGCCCATGTATGAGAAACCGGTAATATACCTATTTGAGATTGGTCTGAAGTAGCGTCTTTATATAGTGTTATTTTTTCCTTCCACTGTTCAAGACGTAACAAATCAGATTGTGCAGATGGATTAGTTAACGATAATGAAAAATTATTTAATTCATCTTCCAATCCTAAGAGATAAAGGTGAACTAATGCTATTTTATTCAATTCTTGAATTAATGATTTTTGTATTCTGTTAATAGTTCTTGCAAAACGAATATCCATTAACGCTAAACTTTTACCTTCACCAACAACTTCTTCAAAACCTAAAAATGCTTTAGGTATTCTTAATGCAGCTAAAAGTTTCTTTTGAATGTATTCAATATCGGCAATTTCACCTAAGTTCTGTGCACCAGCCAATGTTTCAATTGGATTTGATTGTGCAGGGTCTCTTACAGGAATAAAGAAATCCTGATCTACAGCCATTTGATTATATCTCATATCAACTTGACCTGTTCTTGGATCAGAAATTTGATCTCTTTTAAATTTATTTGCAACACGTTGAACATAAGGTTCAATATCCTTATCGTCCATATTACCAACAAATATTTTGAAGACTCTTCTTTCGGGTGCTCTTGATGTTCTGTAAATTAACATTGCATCTTCAGCAAGTAAAAGTTGTTTCCATATTCTTCTAATCTTATCTAACATAGAAGTCCCATATGGAAGTTTTCTATCATCACCCAATAATCTAAAATGTCCAATTTCCCATGCCTGAAATTCTATGTCTTTGTTTTTCCACATAAATCTTAATTCACGATTCGGTGTTTTTTCTGTATCAGACACAGGTTTTGAAGTTGCACCCTCAACTCTTTCAATTTCAATATTCGGTAATTGTTGACATCCTACGATACCTTTTTGTGGATCAATTTTCAAATAAACAAAATTATCACCATACTTACACAATCCACGAGCCCACATTTGTAAATTTGTATTGATATCTAATCTATCATTAAATAAATCTTCTAAAATAGATTTAACTCTATCCGATTCAGAATAGATTGTTAATATATCACCCTTTTCAGATAATGTAGTAGACTCCTCTGCATAAATGTCAAGTGATGCGGATATTTCTGGTGTGAACTCCATAGATTCATAGTCATAATACGCAGCCAATCTATTAGGCTCATAATAAACCGATTGATTGTAAAGCGATTGGTCAAGTTTTGTCCACTTGTCCGAAATATATTGAGATTGTTGTGCTTGAAGAAGTTGTTTTTGAAATTCTTCTCTGTTATCAGTTTTTAATAATTCATCTTTACTAAAATTAAAAGAAGGAGTTTTTTCTGGTTTACTTTGACCAGGAAATCCAAACATTCTCGTTAATTTCTGAAAAACTGTCAAATTTAGATCCGCCATGTATATAAATAGTTTTTTTTAGAATATAAACTTAATTACCTAAATTAAAAAGATTATTTTGGTTTTGAAAATAACCAACTATATTCTTGATATAAGTTTTTAGAAAGACTGTTTGTTTTGTTTGGATAATAAGTCCCATTATTATTCATCTGCATCGGACCTATTTGGTCAAAAGCGGTTCCATAAGAATAAAATGATTTATTTGGTTCATATGTTCTTTCTGCTAAAGTCCATGATTCCATCATAGCAATATTTTTTGCAGTATTTCTTTGTAATTGATTAAATGATATATCACCAGCATAAAGAGCTATAGATAAACTCATAATAGAATCGTCATGTGAACCTTTCATATGATCAGGCCTACCATTTATATAAACAAAAGTATTAAGTTCATTCAATAATCTATTTGATCTGATTATAAAACCCTTTCTAACTTGTTCCTCAAATGCTGCAATTATTTGTGTTCTCTTATTATTAAAATTAATACCGGGTATTTTTTCTAATTTCTTCTTGTCCCATTCCCAAACATTTTGAACGTTTATTCCATCAATAAATAAATTTTTATAATTCATCTCTTGCAATTTTCTTGAAGTTGCAATTCCCATACCACCGGTTATATCAACAACAATAAAAGAATCATATAAAACACCCCATTTATATGCAACTGCAGCTAAATCATCTGGTGGTATTTTACCTATGTAAAA